GACAAAGTGTCTGATATAACTTCAGATGCTCCTATCGCAACCGAAGCGGTAGAAGCTGCAAAGTCTGAGCCTGTGGCAGTAGTAGCAGCGCAGTCAGTTGCTTACACAAAGCCACGCTCACCAATTACCAACAAAGCAACATACCTAGAGCATTCAGTTCGTGCTGCACTAGGAAACGATGAGAGCCGTCAGTATGTAATGGCTGCCGACACAACTGGAAACAATTCTGGTTTAATCCCAACTCCACAATCAACTGAAATCATCAATGGCATTTCAAATGCTGATCGTGGTTTAATTGACGCACTATCTCGCGGAGTTCTACCAGCATCAGGAATGACATTTGAAATTCCTAAAATCACAACTGCTCCAACAGTAACACTTGAGGCAGAGGCAGCAGCAATTGATACAACCGATCAAGCATCATCATTTGTTCAGGTTGATGTTAAGAAATTTGCTGGCGGACAAACATTCTCAGTTGAACTTCTTGATCGTTCATCACCAGCATTCTTTGATGAGTTAGTTCGTCAAATGGAATATGCTTATGCAAAGACAACTGATGCTTATGTTGCAGGAGTTCTAGGATCATCTTGCGCACTAGCAACAGCTACACAAGACAACACAGCAGCAGGATTGCTTGGTTACACATCAGCAGCAGCAGCAAGTGTTTATTCTGGCTCACTTGGATTTGCTCGTAACTTAATTGTTAACAGCACACAATGGGGCAACATCATGGGCTACAACGATAGCGGTCGTCCAATTTACAACGCATCACAACCACAGAATGCAGGCGGAGCAGTTTCTGCACAATCACTTCGTGGCAATGTTGCTGGTTTGGATCTATATGTATCTCGCTCACTAGATGGATACACAACTGGAGATCAGTCAATGATCGTAGTAAATCCAGATGCATTCACATGGTATGAAAGCCCACGCTTACAACTTCGTTCCGATATCACGGCGACTGGACAGGTTTCTGTTGCCTATTATGGTTACGGCGCACTTGCAGTTAAAATTGCTGGTGGCGCAGTTTGGTTCAATAAGAACTAAGTAAGCCCTTAATGCCTACTGGTGCTCCCGCTGGTAGGCAGCTAATAATGGGAGACTTAAAGGAGATGACATGCCAACCATAATTACCGCAAGCGAATTGCGCTCTGTGCTTGGTGTGTCATCTTCCTTGTATTCAGATGCTTATTTAAATCAAATTATTGACACAGCAGAAACAGTTATTCTGCCAATGCTAGTTACATTCAAAGCACCTATCCAAGCAACTTCATTGTCAGACAATGTTGCTACATTTACGACACTAGGAATTCATGAATTTACCGAAGGACAATCAGTTGTCATCACAGGATGCGGAACACCCTACAACGGAACAAGAGTTGTGCTGGCAGATAATCTTGGACAATATACCTTTTCGCAATCGATCACTAATGCCGACATACTCGAGGCTAATGTCATCCCATCCGGAGTTGCTGCCCTTTCTGGCGGATCAACTTATGTTGGAAATGCAGCTGTTCAATCAGCCGTTTACACAGTTTCAGTTGAAGTCTTCCAAGCCCGACTTGCAGGCGGAGGACAAATCGAAGGAGTAGATTTTACAGCTACACCTTTCAGAATGGGCAGATCATTGTTTAATAAGTGCGTGGGCATATTGGGAAGTTACATTGACACAGATAGCATGGCTCAATAAATGCCTAATGAAACAATTCTCCAACAGATTCGCACACCTTTAGCAACTGCTTTATCTAGTGTTGCAGGAAATGTTTATTCTTTTGTTCCTGAAACAGTTATTCCACCAGCCGTAGTAGTTGTTCCAGATAGCCCATATTTAGAATTTGAAACAATTAGCAAAACAAATATCCGTGCAAAAATTAACTTTACAATTTCAGTTGCAGTTGCATATAACAGCAATCCTGCATCCCTCGACAATATCGAGCAGTTAGTCATAAGTGTTCTGGCAGTAATTCCAGTTGGATATATTGTCAGCTCGGTTGAAAGACCGACAGTTACCCAAGTTGGTGCATCAACGCTGCTTATCGCAGATGTTCGAGTATCTACCTACTACACGCAAACAATATAAGGAGAAATCATGGCAACAGTCGTAATTACCGGTCGTGATGTTGGTTTATCTTTCACAGGTGGAACAGATATTCAAGCACAAGCGACAAACGCAGTTCTAACCAAAGTCAATGAGCGTCAGGTTTATCAGACACTTGAGGGCGAGGCTTACAAGACCACAAACATTTCAGGAACATTCCAATTGGATATGTTGGCTGACTGGGGCAAAGCAAACTCAGTTTGTGAGGCTCTATGGACTGCTGCTGAATCAGCACCAGATACAGATATCAGCATGACACTTACAGCTGCATCAGGAGCGCAATTTGTGTTTCCAGTAAAGCCAGAGTTTCCAACTGCTGGTGGTGGAGGAATTGATGCACAGGAAGTATCATTCACATTCACAGTATCTAAGGGCGCAGTAACCGAAACCTTTAGTTAAAAAATAAAACGGGAGCAAACAATGAAGTTACCAATTACAATTGAATATAACTCAGGCGAACAAGCAACATATATTGCCCAACCGCCTGAGTGGGCTAAATGGGAAAAATCAACTGGTCACACCATAAGCCAAGCAAAAGAAAAACTTGGAATGTGGGATCTGATGTTTTTAGCATATAACGCACACAAGCGTGAATCTGCTGGAAAACCAGTTAAACCATTTGAGGCTTGGATGGAAACTATTGCCGATGTAATAGTCGGTGATGCAGACCCAAAAGTCATCCAGCAGGAAGCCTAAACAGATTATTGGTTGAGTTGGCAATTGCCACACAAATACCAATGAGCGAATGGGTTGATGCAGAGGACATTTTAACCGCGATAGAGATATTGGAGCAAAGGAATGGCAGATGAAGCAATTGCTTATAATAAAGCCGACCTTCGCGATATCTATAAAGCATTTAAGGCTATGGATGATCAAGCGACAGATGAGGCTAGAAATCAGTCTGCTGCTTTGGCGTATTTTGCATCTGAGGAAATTAAATCAGCAGCTAGAAATAGAACAAAGGCAGGCAAGGTTGCGCAAAGAGTTGCCGATGGAGTTAGCATTTCAAAGTCCAGCAAAATTGGTGAGTTCCGATATGGTTTCGCACGACAAAAGTTTTCAGGTGGGGCTACAACGCAAACCTTATGGGGTGGTGTTGAGTTTGGATCTAATAAGTTTAAACAGTTTCCTACATATTCAGGAAGGCAAGGCAGAGGTTCGCGTGGCTGGTTTATCTATCCAACGCTTCGCAGAATTCAGCCTGAATTGATTAAAAAATGGGAAGAATCATTTAATCGCATTATTAAGGAATGGGTATAATGGCAAGCGACAATCGCACCTTAAAACTATCAATCCTTGCTGATGTTGATGAGTTAAAAAAAGGTTTAGCCTCAGCAAATAAAGAAGTTGAATCAACCGCTGACAAGATTGGCGAGTTTGGTAAAAAAGCAGCATTGGCTTTCGCAGCCGTTGGAGCAGCCGTTGGAGCATTTGCTGTATCTGCCGTAAAAGCAGCAGCTGAGGATGAGAAGGCTCGCAAATCTCTTGAGCAAACAATACGATCTAATACTAAAGCAACAGAGGCGCAAATTGCTGGTTTAGATGATTACATATCTAAGCAATCAATTGCAACTGCCACTACCGATGATGTTTTAAGACCTGCATTTGCAAGATTAGTTCGATCCACTAATGATGTTACAAAAGCACAAGATTTGCTTTCTTTAGCACAAGAAATATCGACTGCAACTGGTAAGCCACTTGAAACAGTCGCGAATGCTTTAGGCAAAAGTTTTGATGGACAGAATGCTGCACTTGGAAAACTAGGGCTGGGTATTGATGCTGCAACTTTAAAAACAATGTCGCATGAACAAATCATGCAGCAATTAAAGGGAACATATAACGGATTTATTGCTAATGAAGCAACTAATGCTGAGTTTAAATTTAAGCAATTAACTATCGCGCTCGATGAAACAAAAGAAAAAATCGGCGCAGCATTACTGCCTATTGTTAAAGAATTTGCTGATTTCCTACTTGCAGAGGTTGTGCCAAATGTTCAAGCATTCGCAGCTGGGCTAACTGGAGATGATAGCGTTACGGCTGGCATTACTGCCGCAACTGAGGGTGCTTATAATTTTGGACTACAACTGATTGATTTAATTACTTTTGTAATTAGCATTAAAGATGAACTTTTAGTTCTTGGTGGCATTATTGCAACAGTATTTGTTGCCAATAGAATTGTAGCATTTGTGAGTGCAATTATGACTTTAGTTACAGCTATGAAAGCACTTAGAACTGCTGCTGCTGGAGCTGCCATTGCCACAGCATTTGCAACTGGAGGAACATCTGTTGGGTTGGCTGCTGCTGCTCTTGCTGGTATTGCTGCTACTTATGGATTATCCCAATTAGCAGGCGGTGGAGATTTACCAACAGTTCCATCAGCTTCTAATACTGGATCAAACTTTACTTATGGCTCAGGCAACCCAGTTAATATTACAATTAACACATTAGATAGCGAAAGTGCAGCTAGAGCCGTTGCTAAGGTAATAAATGACAGCGCAGCAAGGTCTAATCCATATCTATCTCGCGCTGCTGTAAAATAGGGAATAATGACTGCTTGGTCGCCCGATTGGAAACTTACTGTCGCTGGTGTTGATTACACCGACATTGTAATAAGCGATATTCAACATCAGGCTGGTCGAACAGATATTTACCAGCAACCAAATCCATCTTACATTCAAATTAATTTTGTTGCATTATCTGGTCAAACCTTGCCGTTTGACATTAACGATAGTTTAAGTCTGCAAGTTAAAAACACAGCAGGAACCTATGTTAATTTATTTGGTGGCGACATTACAGATATAACTGTAAGCGTTCAGGCTACTGGTGCAATTTCAACTGTTGTTCAATACTCAGTCCTTGCAATGGGATCACTTGTCAAATTAGCAAAAGAATTATATTCAGGAACAATCTCACAGGATGAGGATGGTAATCAGATTTATGATCTGTTGTCTAGCGTATTACTTGGAACTTGGAATGATGTGCCAGCAGCTTCTACATGGGCAACTTATGATGCAACTGAAACATGGGCTAATGCGCTAAATCTTGGACTTGGTGAAATTGACACTCCTGGACTCTACACAATGGAAAATAGAGCAGCATCAGTAGATACCATTTACAACATAGCAAGCATTATTGCTAACTCGGCATTTGGTTATTTGTATGAAACTAATAATGGTGATATTGGGTATGCCGATGCAGACCATCGCCAAAATTACCTATTAACTAATGGCTATGTTGATCTTGATGCTAACCATGCGTTAGGTCAAGGACTTAGCACAATCACTCGATCAGGTGATATTCGAAATGATGTGTATATTAATTATGGCAACAATTTTGGATCTCAAAAAACTGCAACCTCAGCAAGTTCAATTGCAACTTATGGCTATAAAGCCGAAAGCATTCAATCAGTCCTTCATTCAGCTGTAGATGCTCAAGCTGTGGCAGATCGCTATATTGCTCAAAGAGCATTCCCACAAGCAGCATTCCAGAGCATTACCTTCCCAATCACAAATCCAGAAATTGACAATAGTGATCGGGATAATCTGCTAGGCGTATTCATGGGGCAACCTTTGAACATTCAAAACCTACCTCAGCAAATCTCAAGCGGTGAGTTTGAAGGATATGTCGAAGGCTGGTCATGGAGCACTAGGTTCAACGAATTATTCCTGACAATTAACTTGTCGCCTGTGGCATTTAGCCAAGTGGCGATGAGATGGAATACCACACCAATAACAGAGGCATGGAACACTTTAAGCTCAACATTGACATGGGAATACGCTACAATCGTATCCTGAGAATAGGACAAAATGGCAACCACTACTAATTACGGATGGACAACACCAGACGACACCGCTCTGGTTAAAGATGGCGCAGCTGCTATTCGCACGCTTGGTTCATCTGTTGATACAACAACTAAAGCATTAAACCCATCAACAACTCTTGGCGATATTGAATATCGTTCATCAACTGCTAATACAAACACAAGACTTGGAATTGGAACAACTGGTCAAGTTTTATCTGTAACTGGTGGAGTTCCTGCATGGAGCACAATTTCAGCAGGTGGCATGACTTTGTTATCAACAACATCACTAAGTGGTGCATCAACTGATATAACAAGCATTAGTCAGGATTACACACAACTATATGTTTTATTGCAAGATGTCTATGGTAACGCTTCCATTGATAGATTAAAGTTTACTTTTAACAGCGATACAACTGCTGCCAACTATTATACTCATACCGTATTGGCTGAAAATGCAACCAATGCTGGTGAGCCAACAGTTTCAAATGGTTATTTTGGTAATGGAGTAGGAACATCACAGACTTCACAAATTAAAAAAATGAACGGATATATTTTAATTAATAGATATGCAACCGCTGGCACTAAGTTTATTGAATTATTAAACACATCAATAGTTGGCACTTCTACATTTTACAGAGTGCAAGGTGCTGGTATTTATATTGGATCAGCAGTTAGTTCAGTTGCTGTTGGTGTAACTGCTGGCACAATTACCGCTGGAACTGCCTACATTTACGGAGTAAAATAATATGGCTAAAACAACAAGACCTATGGTCAGAACTCACAATACTGAAACAGATGAAGTTATTGATCGTGAAATGAATGATGCAGAGTTCGCTCAATATCAGGCAGAACAAGAAGCGCACGCAGTTAGATTAACTCAAATTGCAGCAAAGGAAACTGCCAAAGCAGCAATCCTTGATCGCATTGGCTTAACAGCTGATGAACTTAAAACGATACTTGGCTAATGAAGGCTTGGTTATCTAAAGCTGCTGTTCAAATGCGTGAGCAGATTGATGACAGTTTTGCCGATAGATCACGCAAGTCGGATGGTTGGATCGGGAACGAAAAGCACCAAAACACTAAGAGCGATCACAACCCGTTGCCTAATACTTTTGAAGTTTGTGCTATAGATGTCGATGCCAAATTATGCGATCAGCCTGAAATGAGCATTTATTTAGCAGAGCAAATTAGAGTTGCTGCAAAAACCGACAAGCGAATTAGTTACATAATCCATGTTGGCAAAATTGCATCACCGTTGTTGGGTTGGAAATGGCGCAAATATAGAGGCATCAATTCGCATCACAAACATATTCACATTTCATTCAAACCAAATCAAAAAGGCGAGTTCTTTAACATCCCACTACTAGGAGGCAAGTAATGAAACTAACCAAGAAACACAAAGCAGCAATTAAGTCATATCTAAGAGCTGTTGCAGCCTCTGGTATTACTGTCCTATTGGCAATCGTTGCAGACATTCGACCAGAACTTGCAATTCTTGCTGGTGCGTTAATTGCACCTCTTGCTAAAGCCATTGATCCAAATTCAGCTAAAGAAGCTGATTATGGTCTTAATGCGAAATGACACCGAACGAATGGGTTGGTTTAAGCGTTGGCGTATGCGCCGTATTAACAAGTTTATTGTTGGTTCTACGCTTCGTTATTAAATCTTACCTGCAAGAACTCAAGCCTAATGGTGGCTCAAGCATGAAAGATCAATTGAACAGATTAGAAGCGCGTGTTGATGATCTGTTTATGTTAATTAGTAAGCGATAATTTATTTATGGCGAACACACGAAAACCTATCAAACGCAAAAAGATCAATCGTCGCGTAGTTCGCCAAACTCCTGATCCAACAAAGATTGATGCGCATTACATTGCGTTGCACGAATGTTACAAAGCAGCTCG